GCCCTATAGTGCAGTTATTCATTTCCATAGGTTTCCATAGACCTGCATATTTCAGTACTTATGGACTGAGTTAGGACGCGGGCGCAATCGCTAGATAAAAAATTGGCCCCACTCCCATTGACTAGGAAGCGGGGCCAATAACCTCAAATGAGGTTTGTATTGCGCCTTTACTTTAATCGTCTCGGAAAGCACCGACAAGGCATAGAGCCAAGAAGAAAATCAGGCTCCCGAAAGTGCTACCCAAGATAAAGGCTATGACGATGCCCATCATCGGCGGGTGCCGTCTGAGACGTAGCACTGGAGACGATCAAGCGCGTATCCGTAGATGCCAGCGTAGTCATCGCCGCCATAAGTGGAGCCGTCATCGCAGACCTCATCCCAGTAGCCAGCGTGGGCAACGTCCTGGGAACGGTAGTAGACCTGCTTGTAGTCACCGTTAGGCGTGACGTAGTACATCTGAACGCCGTCGATGGTCTGGCCCCAGATGCCTGCCATGCCGTTTACGCTGTCGCTGTAGTTGGCATACTGTACCCAGCCGAGCCAGCCGCTCTCCTTGGTGTGGACGCGGTAGCGAAGTGTTCCGCTGTCCACCCAAGCGATGAGCATGTCGTGGGAGCCGTAGGGCATACCCGCGAAACCCTCGGAGTTGGAATCGTTGAAGTTGGTAACGGCATCGTTCCACGCGCCATAGCGGTTGTGCAGCGCATAGTGGATGTTGACGCTCTTGCCAGTGGACTTCGGGAACTTGGTACGGGTTGCAGAAGTGGAGGGCTGGTAGGTGCCGCCGTTGGCATCGGTCGGCGCGGTCGGCGCGATGTAGCCACTACCCAAGTAGCTAGCGACCGCTTGCACGAACTCATTCCAGCTCTTGCCGTACTGACGGAAATAGCCGTTAGGATCGGTATGGTCGGAGCCGCCCCAGATTCGAGCCGCCTGATAGTGGGACAGCAGGCGGGATGTATCCCAACCACGGGAGCGGAGTTCATCGCCCGCCCATTTGACAGCTTCAGTCCACTGCTTGGAGAAGTCAGAAGCATTGGTGGCGTGGGCAAGCTCGATGCCGATCGTGGCGTAGTTGCCGTTTCCGACATGCCAGCACAGGCGGTTCTCTGGCACCGTGTTGTACACGGTGGAGCCGTCCAGTTCCATCACGTGATGTACGGCATACGTATCATTGCCGCGCCAGTACAGCACATGATTCCACGCGGATGCACCGGGGTTCGCCGTCTCATGGATAACCAAGTACTGGGCGTTGAGGTAGCCATGACCGTTGCTCACGTAGGCATCTTGGCTTTGGTAGGCTTCTGCGCTGAGCGGGGCGGCAAGCGCTGCCACAAGGGCAAGGATAACAGCAAAGGCGCTACGGAGCGGGAGCTTGCGCTTAGGCACGGTCATAGGCTCAGTCATGCTTATCACCAGCTTTCAGACGGGCTGCATCGACCGCCTGCTCAGCAGCTGCGTAGATAGCGGCGCTGGCTACGCCACAGACCGTGCCGATAACAGCCACAGTCTCGTTGCTTGTAGTGATTCCGGCGATGCTCGCGGCGATGCTGCCGAGGAAAGCTGCGGCACACAGCCAGAATTTACGGCTGGTCAACTTGCGGATAATGTCTTCGGTAGTCATACGGCTATCCCCTTTCCGCGCACACTGGCGCATTTAGGATTTCTTGGTAGTACTTCGTGCCGACACCGTTGCCGCCGAGCGCGTGGTACGCCGTGTACACCTGCTCCGTCTCGCGTTTTCGTTCATCAGGGCAATAGCCTTTCTCGACCGTGCGCTCGTGGATGTCGTAGAGCCTGCTGCGGAGCAGTGTCTTGGTGCCCTCCTGGTTGGCAAGGATTAGGCTGTAGAGCCGCTTCAGCGCCACCAGAACGGCTCCCAAAAGAGCGGCAACGCACCACGACAGAGCCGAGTTGATGATTACTGCGTCCATCGCATCACCTCCTTTCCACGGCAGTATCAAGTCGCTGTCCCCCGCGTTTTAAAGGCAAAAATCCCAGACGTAACGCGGCGGGCTACCATTCGTTTCGTCTGGGATTTTCGAGAGATTGGATTGATCAAAATGCTGTTTTCCACCGCCGCAACCGAGTACATGGCCGACAAGGGCAAGCGTCTCCGCGCCACCACGCTGGAGGGCTACCGCAGCGCTATCCGCTGCCATCTGATGCCGCAGTGGGGCGGGCGCGAGATTGAGACGATCAGCTTTGAGGAGGTGCAGGATTGGGTCGATTCGTTCGACCTCCCCGGTGCCGCCGAGAAGGCCTACAAGACATTCCGCCAGATTTACCGTTGGGTCTTGCGCCGCCACCAGCTCAGAATCTGGGACGTGACGCAGGGCGTGGAGCTGCCGAAAAAGCCCACCGTGCGCCGACCCACGCTCACGGCAGAACAGGAGCGTGTGACGCTCAAAGCGATAGTCGGACAGCCCTTCGAGGCAGCCGTGCTCTTGGGTGCCGCGTTGGGTCTGCGCCGCTGCGAAGCGTGCGCCGTGCGCATCGAGGATGTGGACTGGCGATCGGGATGGGTTCACGTCCGACGTGGCCTGCACGTAGTTGGCGGCGAGGTCATCGAGACTGGCTGCAAGACCAAGCTGTCTGATCGCAAGCTAAAACTGCCGCGCTTTGCATTGGAGCGCCTTCGTGCGATACGTGGGGCGCGTAGGTCTGGGCGCCTGTGCCTGCTCGACCCCAACGCCGTGGCTAGGCGTTTCCGGGCTTTTTGTAAGCGATTCAGCCTGCCGCATGTGCCCATGACTTGTCTGCGCCACTCGTGGGCGACCATATCGCTTGAGCACGGTGCAGCCATCGAGGACATCGCCGTGGCGCTGGGGCATTCAACGGTGAATACGGCCATGAGCCACTATTTGCAGAGTTTCAGGACGGTCGTGGCTAGGGCGAGTGATTCATATACGGCTGCTATGGAATGGTGATTCCGTATCCCGCTGCGAGAAGTACGTTACGGCAACGGTCAAAAACGTGCGCTTCAGGCAGTCGAACAACAACACGACCGATGTGATCGTCGAGGTTACGATGTCCGACGATTCGGTAGTGACGCTCGGTTTTTCTGCCGACAAGTTCAGCTACTCCAATTCAAAGACCGGTTCGAGCACCAAAGTTTTCTTGTCGTAGCATTCCGTATCCCTGCAATGGTGGGGCACATCGGTGTCGTTCAATCTTGAGACGGCAAAGACGTTTGCAATCGTCGCGATCGGCGCGACTGATGTTCCGCTGAAAGGCCCATTCATGGTTTTGTTCAGTTCGGCAAAACCAAGCAGCACGGCGCTGCCAGACGGTGTAACCATCTCCAATGATGGCAGAAAGGTCACCGTCTCATATCGCAGCGAAGTGACATTTGTGGTGCAGAAATACGTCTGCTAGCCAACCATCTTCAGCGACCCCTCGATGCCCAACTGCGAACTCAACTGAGTTCTGAGCCTGCATGGTCGGACAATGTGCTCACCGGCGTTAGCTTAACTTTCGCAACATGCTTTCCGCCGCGAATAACAATGAGCTCGTTGTCCGACCAGGCCAGCCCTCGTCTATCCGGGTCATCTTCGCTTTTCCCGATGGTGAACCAAGCCATGCCTGCATAACTTGCCTCCTGTATCTTCCCGAGTTTCTGGGATACGGAATCCCCGAGGGCATTAGTCTGCTTCGCGCAGTCGCTGATTCCCTTCTCGATTCGGTTCAGCTCCGCGGCGGTGATGGGGGTTCCGCCGGAGACAGCATCCTTCCACGCTTTCATCGCGAACTTAATTTTCTCGAATGCCATTATGGTGTCCTTTCGTTAGATTCCGAAGGCGGTCCATGCGCCTTTCTCGTCGGGGTACGTCTTAGAAGACGGGTAGGTCGAGGTGCCGGGCCAAAGCGCCGTGCCGGGAAGGCCCGCGTCCCAGCGCTTGAATGCCGTGATCTTCTTAGTGCTCTCGTTGGTCTGCATCCACAGCATCCCGTCCACGCGCTTGTCGCGGGCGGGCTCGGCGGCCTGCATGTAGTAGGGCTTGGTCGCGGATGCCGCGGCGTTGGCCTGCTTGGCGGCTGCGTTGGCTGCGCTCGCGGCCCTGTTCGCGGCGTCGGCGTTTGCATCTGCCGAAGCGGCGGACGAATCGGCCTTACTCGCGGATGCGTTGGCACGATTAATGACCTGATTGAGGTTTGCGATCGTGTTGTAAAGCTCCTTGATCGCATCACCGCTGGTCGTGCCGGATTCGAGCGATACGAGACTTCGGTCGACCGAAGCATGGAAGACACGTGTGCAGACCACATCGGAGCCCTGCCAAAACTGGACGCACAGATGCGCCGAGTCGGTCTTGAGCACGCTGCCGGGTGCCGCGCACTCCCAGGCGGCGGTCTCGTAACCGCCGACCGAGGTCATCGTCTTGTAGCCGCTGTTGCCGCACCCATCGGCGTACGCCAGCTTCGCCGTGATGCCGGCGGCGGACGTGATTGCCTTGCCGTTGTCTGTCAGCTTGACCAGAAGCGTGCGACCGTTTGAATCGCCGCCTGAGAGCATCACTGGCGGGATGTAATCGTTTGCCGTGTCCACATCGATGGTGATGCGGCGGAAGTTGTCTAGAGCCATTCTGACCCCCTTAGTTGCTTGCTGCGGTCAATAATCGGACAGCTGTCCCCCGCCGGATCAGTCTCGGTCGCGCTCGAACATCCAATCGAGCTATATCTGGTGACTGATCATTCGGTCGCCTCCAACGCCTTGAGCGCGGCAAGCGCGGCCCTGAAGGCCTCGACCGGGTCGACGGACTCGGCTTCCTCCCCCGTCTCGTCCGCCGTGGCCGGCTGCGGGTCGACGATGGCCGATAGCGCTTCGAAGCACGCCACGGTGGCCGCCGTGCGCTTGTCGACGTAGGTTGGCTGCACGAACACGAAGTCCTGGCCCTGCGAAGACGGCTCCGACACCTCCGATGCCTTGACCACCTTACGCGTCCCATCGCTCATGACGGCGATGAATACCATGCCGTTCTTCTCGGCCTCGGCAAGCGCTTCCGCGTCGTAGCAGGTCAACTGCCCCTCGACGTTGCCAACAGGGTCATGCGCCATGTAGTCGACGATGTATGCCATTTGCATTCCTCTCTATCCAGTCGTTCTGACCGTTAAATACGATGTGAAGAGACCGTTGATCGTGTTTATAACGAAGGTCCCGTAATGCCATCCGACCGTGCCGTCGTGATTGTCGTGCACCTCTGAGACCAAGGGTTGAGACACGGAGCCGGTTCGTCCGTAGGTCGTGGTAACGCTGCGGTCGGACGTCGCCGCGGTGGAGATGATTGGAGATGATATGCGAACACTTCCCTGCGCCTGCATCTGGATTCCGTAATAGACGGCCCCCGTGTCCGTGTCACGCATCGACGCCGTGTAGTCGATGTATCCGACTTTTGTCGGGGTGCTTCCATTGGTGGTGCGGTAACCGGCGAGCTCGCCCGCCGATGTGAGCATGGTGTACCAATTCGTGTAGCCGCACTTGAACGTCCCGTTTGCCGTGATGTTGTTGGCGGTCATGTAGTTTGTCTTGAGCATGCCCTCCTTGAGGTTCCAGCTGTTCCGACCCTTGGCGTCGGCGATGGTACCGGTGGCCATATACGAGGCGTTGATGTACACCCTGTTATTCTGCATGTAGATGCCCTGCTCGGTACCGCCTTTCGTCAGGCGGTCGAAGATGGCCTTCTGGTCCATCTGCTCGTCGTAGGCGCTCAGGATGCCGTCGGCGTAGTCCGCCGCGTTCTTCTGCTCGATGGCGTGGCGCGCCCCGGTCGCGGCATCGGCGTAGTCCTTGACCGCGCTCGAGTAGGCTCCGTAGGCCGCGTCGTACTCGTACATGGCGGCCTTGAGCTCCTCGGCGGTCTTGCACTGGAGCACCTTGTCGACCTTGTCGGCGTAGGCGCCGTACGTGCCGCCCTCGTCGGTCGTGCCGAAGGCCTTGGTGTAGCGGGGAGCGAGGACGGACGAGAGGAACTGGGCGCTCAGCGCCTTGTTGGATTTCAGAGCGTTGAACTGCGAGGTCATCTCCTCGCGCTCCTTATCGACGTCCTGCTTGGCCTTCTTGACCGCCGCCGCCTCGGCCTCGGTCACGACGCCGTCTGTGGCGAGGTCGTTGACCGTGGTGTCGAGATCGTTGAGAGATTGGTTGAGGTCGTAGGCGCTCTGGTTCGCCTTGTTCAGCGCAGCCACAAGGACAGGCGAGGAATGATTGACCGAGCCGTCACCGTAGGTAATGCGGTCCATCTCCCAGATGAAATAGCCGTTCGACCATTGCGGGATTTCCTCCGACCATCCCAGTTCGGGATTCTGCATGTTCAGAGGCGGCACTGTGTCGGACTGGTTCTTCGCATAGAGCTTCACCGTGGACTTAACCACGGTGTCGGTCGTGGCGATGTCCTTGTCATCGAGCGTCGCGCCTGGACCCAGATGAACCTCGCTGGCATCGAGGTTCCAGTAGTTCTTGCCCGCCTTGTCCTTGATGATTCCGGCCTTGATCAGGTTGGCACTGATGGTGCCGGAGACGATCGCATCGGCCACCAAGCCATGACCGTTGCCGAGCGTGCGGAAGTTCCACGTGCCATCGGAATTCTTGCCGTCGGCGATACGGAAGTAGCCGCCGCCGATCTGGATGCACATAGTCGGGTTGGCATCTTCCGGCTTGTCGTAGACGAACAGACCCTTGCCGGGCTTGATGTAGGTGTAGCCGCCGGTCTCGTTCATCACCTTGTTCAGGCCGTCGATAAGCCCATTGAGGTATGCGCTGCCGAGCGTGGCGGCGCTGTCCCAGCTGCCGGCGCTGCTGGTCAGGCGGTCGATTGTCTGCTGCACGCGATCGGAGCGCTTGATGATGCCCTCGATGACGTTGCCGACCTTCACGGTGGATGGCGAGCCGTCGCCGAGCAGGTCTTCAACGATCTCCAAAACGCGACCGCTCAGACGCAGCGGCTTGGGGAATGTCGTATCGACCATCTGGAGGTTGTCGCCGAGGTCGCAGGCGTTGGCATCGAGCCCCGCGCGACCGAGGGCCTCGACTGTGCCCTCGTAGCTCACGATGGGCTTTGAGCGCTCGGCTAGCGCTGCCCTACCCTCGGCGAGAAGTGTCGCCTTATCCTCGCAATCGCCGTCCTCGAAGATGCCCTCGGTGTGCATGAGCGACCCATCGGGACCGGGCACACCCCAGACCTCGAGCAGGGAATCATCCTGGATGTACTCTTTGCCGCCGTTGATGTCGGCGAACGTGATCTTACGCGAGTACCCGCCCGTCTCGTTGCCGTCGTCATCCGTTGTCTGCACGCCCTTGCCGTAGCAGTACAGGCGCGTCACCACGTCATCGGCGGACAGCACTCGGTCGATGCCGGACAGCCCGCTGCCGTAATCAAGGCGCAGCGCGGTGTTGGCGCGGCCTAGGCGCTTGACAAGGCAGACCGAGCGTTTTGCGATGGAGTTACCGTCTGCCGTCAACTGGATTACCGGCTCGACCTCCATCTTGTAGGCTTCGGCTATATCTTTGACGGAAGCCAGCGAGGACTGGTGGTAGACGCTGTATTCACCGCTGCCCTCGTCGCACTGGCCTACCGACCATCTGGTACCATCGAGTGCCTTTGCGATTGCCTGCTCGGGCGTATCTTTGGAGCCGCGGCGCAGCGACGGCATGAAGTGCCGCGATAGCTCCTGCATGGAGCCGTAGCAGTTGACGGTGCAGACCGGCACGCTCTTCGCCCTCGATTCGCGCGAGGACATGACGATCCACTCACACGTGCGACCCATGGAGTCGCAGAACACGATGCGGTCGTACTTGTTGACACCGTTATCCAGCAGGATGAGCTCAACCTTGTCCACACCGCACTGGTCGACATTCCGCGTGCGCGTGGCCTGCATCGGCGTGAGCTCGCCGAGGTATGCGCCGAAGCGGTTGAAATGGATGAATCTCTTGGACATCTGACAGTCTCCTAGGGGATGAGCCAGAGCGGCTCAAAGGATGTCGTGATACTGCTTGCACCGACCACTGTGATGGTCGAGTCCCCTACTGGCAGGTCAAAGAAATCCGATGTGAGTGTCGGGCAGGTCAAGACGCCATTGATGTACACGCCGCGCGATTTTGTCGGCGATGTCTCGATGACGGCGGTGGCACCGGCGGCAAAGCTCCTCTCGGCATCGACCTCGATGAACACGCCGTCCGCGCGGGAAATCTTCAGCTTCTTCTCGGCCTTGAGCGTGGCGGTGAATGTCGGGAACACCCGGCAATTGCCGTTCACGGTCAATTTGGTACCGCTCACCGCCGTTTTCCTGCCGTACAGCATGGGCATGGCGCTCATCGTCAGGTCGATTTCGTAATAGGCGAACACGCCGCCCTGCCAAACCTCGCTGGGGTTTGACGATTCGAGCCTGCCGACGAAATCGCCGGGGAGCGCACGCCATGTGATGCGCGCATCGCGACCGACAATCGAGCCGAGCGCGACCTTGGACTTGACGGCCTCCTGCCACGTGCCGACCGTGCGCAGGTGGAGCGTCACCGTGCGCCTGCCGGCATAGGCCAGACCGCTGCCGTCTGTCAGCGAAAGGTCACGGGAGCCATGGGCTCCGGTGACTGTCGTGTAGGACGTATCGAACGAGATGGAGTCGACCTCCGGCGCGGAGGTCAGGTACCATCCCATGTCACCGAGCCTGACGCCGTTCACGGTGACCGTGCCGTCATCGACGAACATCTTATTGCGCGAGTAGATACCTAGCCTAGAATCAGCCATTTAGACCTCCATTGCGTCGCGCTTGCCGAGCTCAGAGTCGATACAAGGCGCGAGCAGCATGGCGAGCGTCTTGAGGTCGACATCGAGTTTCAGCGCACCAATTCTGCTGAGTGCCGTGACGATTGCGAGTACGATGTCATCCACAGATAGGCCGCCAGCGCCGCCAGATGCCCCCTGAGCGCCGTTTGCGCCAGATGCGAGCGACATACCAGCAGCCACGTCAACAGCCGCGGATGCGCCGCTCACGCGGTCGACGAGGGCATCGGTCATCTTGTCGGCATCTGAGAGCAGCGCCGGGGTGTTCCGCTTGATGCCGACGCCGATACCGGACGGGATGAACTTGCCGACCTTGTCGCGGAAGACGCGCGAAGGCGAATGGATGCCGAGTGCGCTCATCGCCTCGTCGACCAAGCCAGAAAGCGCATTCCTGATGTTGTTGTACAGGCCGCCGATGGCACCCGAGATGCCGTTCCAGAGACCGGCGATGATCTGGCTGCCTGCATTCCAGAGCCATGTTCCGGCACCCGAGACCGCAGCCATCGCGGCGTTATAGATTCCGCTCAGGATGCCGCCGAGCGCACCGACGGCTCCGCTGGCGATTTGCTTGCAGCTCTCCCAGACCTGGGACCAATTGCCGGAAATCAGCCCGGCGACCAAATTGACGACGCCCTGCACGATTTGGGCAATCGAGCGAATCACCTGATTTACAGACGCGACGATTCCGGAGATGAACGGGGCCATCGCCGCAAAGGCGGGCTCAAGAGTGCTCACCAAAAACTGGACGACCTGCTCGATTACGTAACCCGCGACAGACATGAATTGGTTGAGTGCGCCGCCGACCACCTCAAGCGCATCTCCGATGAGGTCCATGACGGTCTCAAAGGTCGAACCGAGCTGGTCGAGCCACGGGCTGCACTTAGTCAGCAGGTCGGAGATGCCCTGAATGACCGCCGTGATGATGGGCAGCAGCAGCGACTCGATTCCGGCGACCAACTGGCCGACAAACGACAGGACGCTGCCGACCAAAATGATTAGGCCGTCAAGCAGGCTGGTCAGCGGCGGCAGGATAACCGTCAGGATGTTGGTCAGCGGCTCGATGAGCTGAGAAATGCAGTCGAGCAAAGGCTGCAGGATTTCAGCCGCCACGGGGGCGAGCTGGGCGATCACGGTGCCGATGGTCTCGAAAATCTGGCCCATGCACTCGACAAGCACCGGGAATATCTCGGATGCCGCCTGAGTGCACTTGTTGAAAATCTCCTGCAGGACTGGCGCGAGCGTGGACACCGCGCCCATGAGCGCGGAGCCGACCGTCTCGGCGACCTGCGCGAGCGTCTGCTGCAGTTGGGGGCTGATCATGACCAGGCCGGCAAGAAGCGACATCACGACGCCGACCGGGCCGCCGAGCAGCTTGAGCGCGTTGCCGAGAAGCGCGGAATCCCCCACGAGGCCCTTCAGGGCTGGGCCGACCATGGGGACGTTGACGAGAAGCTCGCCGATGGTGCCGAGAAGCCCGGTGCCTCCCATGGCGGCGACCAGGGAGCCGACGATAGGGATTGCCGCCATGATCCCGTTGGAGAAACCCGAGAAGCTGTCGCCGCTGAGCACGGACGTAATCTTGCCGAAAGCATCCACGATCTTCGGCGCGATGGTGTTGGAGACCAGGTCACCCCACTGCTCGAAAACGGGGGTCAGCTTCGTGGTCACGGCATCCACCAGAGGGATGGCGGCATTGAAGATGTCGCGCAGGCCGTTGAGGACGGGGGTCATGGCCTTCTCGCCTAGACGGCTGAAAGCGGCCTTGACGTTAGCCATCGCACCCTTGAACGTGGTTCCGGCGGACTGTGCCGCGCCACCGAGGTTCTCCTGCATGGCGGCTGCGAAGTTCTCGAAGTCGACCTTGCCGGAGGAGACCATCTTCTGGGCCTCCTCGGCGGTGATGCCGTAGTGCTTGGCTAGGAATTGGAGGATGGGGATGCCAGAATCGAGAATCTGGTTGACCTGCTCGCCCTGCAGCTTATTTGAAGCAGCCACCTTGGAGAAGATGGAGCCCATCTCCGTGAAGTCTCGACCTGAGATCTGAGCGGAATCGCCGACCGTCTTGAGGACGCTCGTGAGCTGGTCGCCCTGCTTGACGCCGGATGCCACGAGCTGTGACGCCGTGGTCGCCGCGTCTCCCAGACCGTAGGCGGTACCCTTGACCGAAGCCAGGGCGTTGTTCATGATCTCGTCGATGCTGCCGGCGTCGTGGCCGAGACCCTTCAGCTTCGCTCGCGCATCCTCGATGCTGAGGGCGCGGTTGAAGCCTCCGGTGACAGCCATCTTGCCGAGCGCCACCGTCACGCCGGCACCGACACCTACGATTGCGGTGGATAAGTCCTTGAATGCGCTGGCTGCGGAAGAGCAGATTCTGCCGATTGCGGACATGCCGGCGGAGACGGCGCTCTTCGCGCCCTCGATGCCGGTCTTGGCGGAATCAGGCAGCTTGTCGAAGGCGGACTTCGCCGCCGTCTCGACATTCGCGAACCACGTGTGCGCGGTCGAGCAGACGTTCTTAATCGGCTGCGGAAGCCTGGACGCGATGTTGCCGACGACCGTCTGCACCTTGCTTCCGGCGCGTGACAGGCCGTCCGAGATGACATTTCCGATCTCGGCTGCGGCAATCTGCATCTTGTTCTTGGCGCTGCTGGCGAAGTCGGCGATTGATGCCTTCACCCTGGCGAGGCCGGCTGTCGCCTTTGCCGCGATCGGCCCCCACATGTCGATGCCGGATGCGGCGCGAACGAGGGAACCCAGAGCGCCTGCCATGCCGGTGGCGGAGCTCTTGCCCGCATCCAGCGACTTGGCACCAGCCAGGAAGTTCTTGGCGGCTCGTGCGAATGCGTTGGACGATTGATCCGTATATTGCGCCAACTCCTGCTGCGCCTTGGCGGCAAACTCGTTGACGACATTCAGCTTCTCGGTCGCGTCCTTGACGGCGGCGGCGCTCTGCTCGGACTTTCGGTGAGCGGATGCCAGGCGCTCCTCGGCGGCGACTGCCTGCGTGGAGCCCTCGCCGTACTTGGCGATTGCGTCCTGTAGTCTCATCTCGGCCACGCGAACCCTGCCGGCATCGTCTGCCTGCTTCATGCGGGCCTTGCTCAGCTCGTTGGTCGCGGCCTTGACGTCATCGGTGAAGACCTTGAGGGCATCGCCGGCTAATCCCTTGGAGGATGCGGCGAAGGATTCCTTCAGCTGCTTTCCGAGCTGCCGACCGCTGATGCCGCCTGCGTTCCTGAATGCGCTTTTGAAAGAATTGCTGGCTTCGTCGCCGGTCGACTTTACCTCTTTGTTGACCTTTGAGCGGAAGCCCGTCATCACGGGGAAAATCGAAATATGTGCGGAACCGACCTCAGATGACATGCGCGATCTCCCCCGATCTCGTTACTCGTAAAGCGAAGCGAACAGCGGCGCCATGTTCTCTGCCGCCTTCTGCGCTTCATCGCCGGAGGCCTTGAAGGAGGCAGCGCGGAGCTGCTCCTCTTCGGTCGGGATGGGAGATGGGAATTTGTTCTGCGTCAGCGCCGCCACGATGAACATGTCGGCGAAGCTGGTCGGATACTTGAGACCCGCCACGTGCGCGCCCGTTGAGGTCGCCGGGTCTCCTGAGAGCGCACTAAACAGCGCGATCGCATCCGCATAACGGAGCCTGCTTCCGAGGTCGGCCTGCAGGCTCCATCCCCTTGCCGCGAAATCTGCCCTCGCGGCGTCCTCGTGCTCCTTCAGCTCGGCGATGAAGCGGGCTATTCCCCCAGGGTCGCTCCCTGGGTCTTAGCCAACTTCTCGCCGAATACCTCGAGGATCTTGACCATCGTCTGGAGCGGCTCGGCCTTGAAGCGCTCGACGGCATCGGTGCCGCCCTTGCCGCCCTCGATGAGCGTGCAAAGGTGCTCGAAGGCATCGTTATCGGTGCCGCTCTGGATTGCGGACACCTCTGCATAGCTCGGGCACATCGGCAGGCGGTAGACGTTGCCAGCGGACGTGCGAACGAACAGCGTGTTGTCGCCGATCACATACATGACCTTGTTCGCATCGGCGATGCGCTCGAACTCGGCCTGCTCCTTCTCCTCGGTCCAGTTCTCGAAGTCCTCGATGGTCGGCTCGAACTCTTTCTCTTCAGCCATCTCGACTTTCCCTTCTCTCGAATGGCCTCTTACGACATGGACATTGTTCGGCTGGGGTCCCCCGATAAAAAAAGGGCACCGCGCCGAAGCGCGATGCCCAACGAGAGAAGGGAAAGCTGTGTTTCGCTTAGGAATTCTTGCCAGCGGCGGCAGAAGAGGCGGCTACCGTGACATCAGCGGGCGTGCAGTGAGCCTCGATGTAAGCCTTGCCCTCGTAGAGGTCATCGCGCACCCACTCGACGGTGACGGCGCGACCGAGGACGGAGCCGCGCTCGGCCTGACCCGGCTCGTTGGCGGTCACCTTGATGACGCCGGCGCGGCGGTCGACGTTGCCGTTCTTGTAGGTGATCTCCTCGTACGCCATCCACTTGGTGTCGGGCGTGTAGGTGTCGACCGCAATAACGCCGTCGGCATCGGGCTTCTCGCCGAAACAGAGCTCTCGAGAGAGGTCGGTGTCCTCGGCGATGGTGAAGGCTGTGTAGATGGCAGTCTCGCCGTTGAGGGTGTAGCCCCCCTGCCAAAACTCGATGGGGTCGCCCTTCTCGGTGGAATCCTGCGGTGCACCGTCGCCGGCGATGAGACCGAGGCAGGAGGTACCGCGGGCGTACACCTCGGGCAGCTTCGGCGTGGCGTTCTTCTTGCTGATCATGGTGCGGGTGATGACGTTGCCCTCGGCGTACGGGACGATGCAGATCGCACCGGTTACGGGCACACCTACGTTTGCGAGGTCGTTACCCTGCTTGTCTTTAGCCATTGCAGGCTCCTTTCCAGGGCAAAGCCCTAACCTTAATCCTCAATTGCACCGACGACCGAGTACTCGACCGTCATGTAGCACTTGCTCGAATCGTGCTGGTCCGTCACGCGGTACGGCCCGTTGCAGCCGTCATCGATGACCGCCGCGATGGGAGACCCCTTCTCGTAGGCGATGGTCGGCGATGTGAGCGCGGCGAAGGCGCGTCTGGCAAGCTCTCCGGCCTTGAGTGTGCTCTGCCGGTTCCCCGCATAGATGGAGATGCCGACCGAGCGGTCGAAGGTGGTGAGACCGGTCTTCTGGCCTCCATCGTCGCGCACCACGCAATAGGGTGTGCCGCCGTCGAAGTCTGACGGCTCGCGATTGTCGACCTCGATATTCGTGCCGAGGACGGCGCGGAGATACCCGCAAAGGAACATCTCAAGATCGGGAGGGACAACCATCTGCATCTACTTCACCGCTTTCAGGGCTCGGGCGAGATAGCCGCCCTTGGATTCGAGCAAAATCGTCTTCCAGTCGTGGCCGACCACGCGGTAGCTGTTTCGGTGCGCCGACTTATGGACCTCGATGCGGAATCCATCGCGGTACGCGCCGGTATCGACGGGAGCCGTCGCGCGGACGTTGGCGAGCGCCTGCTGCGCCTTCGACAGGCACATGTTCTCGACACCTGCGCTGTGGAGGATGTCATCGAAGAACTCGTCGTTGAACTTGACCTTCGTCTGGCCTGCTGCAGGCATCAGCCCTCCACCTCCTGAAGGCCGACCTCGAGGGTCGGTTGCCAGCCTGTGAACGGGTTGGCATCGACGGAGGGGACGACATCCACCGTGTAGACGTGCGAGCCGTCCTTGATGCGGTCGCCGCGCCTGATGTCGACCGTTGGGTCAGCCACGGTCAGCGTGACGGCTGTTACCGCCTGCTCGCGTGCGCCATCTGGCGTCATGACCGAGGACGCCGTGGCGATAAAGCCGTTGAACATAAGCTCATCGACATCGCCGTCCCAGTCGGACACGGTTCGTGCGGGGTTGTACGGGTCTTCCACGAGGGGTGCGCGGAGGCGCTTGAGCGGTCGACCGAAATCGCCGAAATCAGAGCCGCTCATGGGAGCCTCGCAATCCTGTACCTGTCCAGAATCTCGCGCTCGTCCTGCATGAGCTGGATTGAAGTCGCGCCGGAACCGCTGAATGCATAGCTCACCGAAGCGCCGTTGACGCTCTGGGAGCGCACGGTGCCCGCGGGGGCGCTCGCCGCTCGTCGGGAGACCTGAAGCGCGACCGCGATGAGGTCTGGCACGTCTTCCGTGTTAAATCCGGCAGTGACGGTGTACTCGATGGCGCTCAGGCACGGCTCGACGGGCGCGGCAAGCTCGACAAGGCCTGCCGTGTTCCACTGGGCACCTTCCAGAAGGTCGGTGCCGTCGGTCAGCGCGAGTTTCGTGACCTCGGTCACGTTGAGCGCGGGAATGCGGATGATCATGCCGCCAGCGGAGCCGACCTTGCCGGAAAGCTCCATCGACGGCGCGATATGCCACCCGCAATAGCCGCGGATGGCGCTCACGGCGGCGGCGTTGAACATGGGGGCATCGAGCCCGTTATAGTCGGTATGGTCGCCGAGGAAAGATTCGGTCATGATGCCCCCTTCCAATCAGTCAGCCGAGGCTATTTCGTGGCCTTGGCGGTCTTGGCGGTCTTGGCGGACTCGGTATCGGCCACGGGCTCGTCGGACTGGACCTCGATGCCGGAATCGTCGGACTGCGCGATGACCTTGGTCTCGTCCGTGGACACCTTTACGAAGGCGTACGGGTACTTGACCTGCAGCGTGCAGCGCTCCTTCAGGCGGAAGGCGGTAATGCCGGTCTCGAAGTTGTCCTTGTGGGAGTCGCTGGTCTTCAGCGTGCGCGTGCCGCGGGATATTACCTTGCCGCCACGGAAGAACGCGCCGACCACGCAATCGCCCTTCGCCTGGGTCGGGGTGACGACCGTGGGCAGGCCCCACGGAGTCTGCTGGATGACGAGGGTGCCGGTGCCGTTGTAGGGCGGCAGGAAGAAGCCGCCGCCGTAGTACTGGCCGTTCTTGTCGCGCTTGAGGCGCAGGGTCTTATAGTCCTCGGGGCTGATGACCAGACCGTCAGCGGCGAAGTTGACGTTCTTCTTGATCATCGTGACTGCCGTGAAGATACGGTCCTCGAGCGGCTCGGTGCTGGTGTTGGCGATGACGGAATCCTCGGGGATGCGTGCAAGAAGGCCCTTGACTTTGACGCCGGAGCCATCGCTCGTCCAAATGTCGGTCTCCTTGACCAGATCGAACTCGTAGTCGTTATGGTCGTTGATCTCGGACACGACATAGGGCAGGTCGTCGATCATGTCGTCGGTGATCTCCCACATGTCCGTGATGGTGTGGAGGGTATCGCTCTCCCACGTGGGGTCGGGGAAGTGGGTGTGGGCGGCAGCCTTGCCCTCCTCGGTGGCACCGGGCTTGCCCTCGAGCTTGCCATAGACCGGGTACTTCAGCACCTGGCCGCCCATGGTGCCCTTGGCGAACAGGTCGATGATGCGGAGGTCCTGACGCGGAGCGAACACGGGGGTGTCGAGCTCTGTCAGGTACGGGGCGTTTGCGCCAGCAGCACCGCCGGTGGCGTTGACATCCGTGTTGGCCTTGATGTCGAACTCGGAGGTCTCGAAGTTGATGGTCTTGGCCTGGGCAACGTCGAGGCCCTTGGCCTTCAGCTCGTTGGCGAAATGCTCGCCGATGCTCTTGGCGGTCACGACGTTCTCCTCCTTCTTCTGCTCGAGGTTCTTGCCCTCGGCGGCGTTGTCGAGGATCTCGGCACCGTCCTTGAGCAGGGCGGCGCGCTCCTCGAGCTTCTTTGCCTCGGAGACGTGCTGCTTCAGCTGCTCGAACTCCTCATCGGTGAGGTTCTCCTCGCCCTTGGCGAGGATGTCCTGTGCCGCCTTCTTCTCGGCGGCGATACGCTCCTTAATGCGCATGTTTGTCCTCCTAATCGGTGACTGCTCCGCCGAGGTATTCGGCGATTTCTGCTATCTCAGACTTGCGCTCGGCAAGTACATGAGCCTTTTCATCGGTCTCATCGGTCTCATCGGATTCATCGGAATCGTCATCGGAGCCGACATTCTTGAGCACGTCCTGCAGGCACTTGACGGCCTGCTGGATGAGGGACTCGTTGTCCTTGGAGATGGCGCGACCGCTCTTGACGTCGGTGACCTCGGCCTGCTGGTTGCAGGCGATGGGCACCACAGAGACCTCGAAGAGCTTGATCTTCTCGATGCGGCGGTGCGACCACTGGTCGCCCTCGTCCTTGACCCAGGCGGTCTTCTGTGCGAGGAAGCCGACCGACATCTGGTGCACGAGACCGCGCTTGAGCAGGCCGTACGCCTTCTTGCCCTCGTTCGTGTCGAGGTCGAACTTGAACTTGACGTTCAGGCCCTTCTCGTCCTCGCAGGCGGAAAGGGACTCGCCGATGCAGTTGAGCGGGGAATCGTAGTTGTGGCCCCAGTAAAGCGGGATTCCCGCGCCGCCGTCCGGGTAGTCGGCGGAAAGCGTCTCGGCGTATGCGCCCTTGGTGATCTCGTCGTCGATAAGGTCGCGCTCCCAGGTGGAGGCGTATCCCTCGAACACGCCCTCCTCCTCGGGGACTGCCTTTACCTCGAAATTGAGGAAATCGAGCTTGCTCATCTAGTTACCTCCCGTTCGGGCTCGCGCCCATCTGGGCGTTCTGTGTAGTACCGCCGTCCTGCGGGGACGGCTGACCGCCTTGGGTGACGTTGAGCGGGACGATCACCTCGTCGCCGTCATCCTTGGCGGGAAGGTTGAGCTTGCGTCGGCCCTCGTTCAGGGACATGAACGGTCGACCGGTCGCCGTGCTCAACGCCTTGTATTGTTCGCTGGGGGTACCCCGCAGCTGCGCGTCCATGTTCGCGAGGATGAAGACGTCCTCCTCGCCGACCGCCTTGGGGATGACCTGATTCAGCTGCTGCTCGAGCTGAACGACATACGGGGACAGCTCGACGTTCCACAGTTGGTCCTTGTAGGCCTCCACGCTCGACTTGTTGCCCGTGCGGATGCCGACGTTCTCCGGCGAGATGTGGTAGGCGTTGCAAACGGCGATGCCGATACGGTCGCGTGCATCGAGGTCGGCCATGTCGACGGGCTTGAAAGCGTCGACCGTGACGATCTCCATGCCATCCTCGAGCAGGGGCCAGCCGCCGTCCTTGCCACCGCCCTTGCGGTAGGCGCGCATGCCCTGGATGAAGTCATTCCGCGCCTGCTCGCTCGCCCACTGCATGCCGGCTGGTCGTTTGACGTAGGCGGGGATGCGACCGCCGTTCTGGGCGATGAAGCGGCGATAGCTCGCCAGCTCGCGCGCCTCGGTGAGAAGCAGCCCCAAGGCGCCGGACATGGGCTTGGGGTTGCCGACCGCGCCGGGGTAGCCGAGTGACAGCAGGACGTTCTTGTTCGGCAGCTCGTAGTTGACCTGACCCTTGGGCAGCGTGATCTGGACTCCCGTCGGCTCCGCGAGCGCGTTATATTGCACGGAATAAGTGCCGTACGGGATACGGCGCAGGCGGTAGTCGTAGTCCTCGTCCATCGTGAGCAGCATCAGCCACTGGTCGTTGAGCATCATGTCGACCACTAGCGAGTGGATGAGGCGGTAACGGGTCTCGTTCGCAACGTAGCTCGGGTCCGCGATGAGCTTGCCAATTTCCGAATTTGGTGCCTCCTCGCGGTCGCCGTTGGGCTTCACGCGGTAGGCGTGGAACGGGAGCGCCGCGATCTTGCTCGCCACGAAATCGACCACCATGCGCACGTTGTACTCCGCGGCCCACAGGTCGCGGCGGTCGTAATCGCCGAATGCGATGTCCTCGGCGAGACCGGGGGAAATGAACGGCGCACTGGAAATCACGTGCCGCACGGCGTCCTCGGACTGCTCGGCAGCGCCGGATTTGCCCGTGAAGCCATCGTAAGCCGCCTTGATGCGGTCGGAAAAGCGCATGTGTCAGCTCCTAGATAATCGTCAGCGGATAGGGCGAAGGCTTGGCCTTGGGCTCCGGTCGCTCACAGTTGCGCAACGCCCAGAGCGCCTCGCTCGCGGCGACCACCGCCGAGATCTGACCCTGCGATGCCCTGCGCGTCCAGACATCGACCTCGCCGAGCTTTCGCGTCACGGCGCACTTGAGCTGCTGCGTGAGAACCGGCTGGTCGGTGTGGCGGATGGTCCCGTCGAGTACCGCATCCTTGAAGCCGCCTGCTACGGAGCCGAGCTTGCTGCCCTCGATGGCATGGACCGTCCATCCTTCTTCCTCAAGCATGTCGCGGAAGTCCCCCGCAGGGCATCCCTTCGACTGCAGGGCGACCTCGTCGATGCCCCATGCCTCCTGCACGGACTTGAGGTATTTCGACACCCACAGGTTGCCGTCTCGGCGAGCGATGACCTCGACATGATCAAGGCCGTCGCCCCTCGCTCCAGCGACCGCGATGTAGGTCGTCTTGCGGTCCTCGCTGGTGTCGATGGCGAGCACGATGCGCTCGTCCTCGGGGATTCGGCTGTCGTTGTCGGTGAGCGACTCCCACGTCTCGACATCCACGTAGGGGGTGACGTCGGCCGTGACCCACTGGCACAGGACCTCGGTGCGGAAGGACGCCTCGGTCATGCCGTCGATGTCGGACTTGAGCGATTTGAGCGTCATGCCGCCGTAACCGCACGAGGGGTTCGCCTGCAGGAGGTCCTCGTCGCTGTCGAGCTCGCAGCCGTCACGGCCCGACCACTCGAAGATGCCTATCGCGTTGTCGTGCTTGTCGGCCCACTCGAACGGGTCCATGCCGCGCTTCTCGACGAGCTTCTCCCAGCTGGCGACCACCTTGAGTGCGGCCTTGCGCTGAGCGGCGAGAACGACCGACTTCGCATCGCCGGCGTTGGAGATTCCCCAGAGCTGACCGCTCCAGAAGGATTTCGTGGTCTGCGAGGTTGCATTCCACGCGACCCAGTTTTCCTGCTCGCGCAGCTCGTCCATGAGGACGCGGGCGGCGGGCTTGCCGCGGGCGTTCTTGGCGGCGCGGATCTCGTAATGAGCCAGCGATGCCGCCTGGATGTACTCCTTGCCGTTGGTGTCCGAGACCTTGTTGGTCGCGTCCTGCAAATCGGCTATCGCGACTTCCGACTCGGCTTCGCTCGGCGGCTCGGGGTTGCACCACAGGCGCACCTGCGACCAGGGCTCGCGCGCGATGTCGAGGTTCTGGGCGGTGCCGACGATCTTGAACTTCACGGGCGGGACGCGCTCCGGATGGCGCTGGGAATCGACGAACAGCCACCAGCTGGAAAGCACGCTGGCGAGCATCGTCTTGCCGTTCTGTCGGGCGACGAGGACGATGACCTTCTTGAATCGGTAGCTGCCGTCCTCGTTCAGCTCGAGCGCGTGGATGAGCAGCCACTTCTGCCACGGTCGCAGCTCGACATGGAGCACTTCGCGGGCGTAGTCAATGACCTCGAAGCCGAGCGAGGTCTCGGGCGTGAGCTCGCGCAGGGGCTTCGTCCAGATTCGCGGCTCGGCGTAGCCCTTCTCCTCCGCTTTGACGTGGAGTGCGCCCATCAGCCGTTCACGACCTTGAACCCGGATGTGAATGCCGCCAGCGAGCTCGACTTCTTCTTCTGCGGCTCTGCCTTGATTGACTTGTCGCAGCTCGGATTGAGCTTCAGCGCGTCCAGGACTTTCAGGTACTGGCTCACGGTGGTCGTGTCGGGCTTGTCGGCGGCGTTTATCCAGTCGTGCTGCTCAAGCTTATCGAGTTTCTTCGCTAAAGACCGCCCCAGACGGACTGTAGCCACGAATTTCGGTGCGATATTGCCGTACTGGTCTCTCAGCCAGTCGGCGTGCAAAACGGCATCTTCAAACGTCTCTGAGAAGCCTTTAAGTTCATCCAACTTCATCCAAAATCACCTCGTCCGCCGGCTTTTCGGGGCATCTTCCCCGAACATCAATCAAAAACACCCCTCTACCTGCGGTTATTCCAAATCGGAATATCGGGGAGAGAGGAAGAAGGCACACGCGGATGGTAGTCCGCCAAACCCGCAGGTAGATCGCTTACCGCCCCTCCCCGTCAGTCTGCTGTCCACTTGCGGCTCAGCACCCCAAGGCTCACGGGCGGCTCGCCGTTGCCTCGCCTCGAGTTGCACGCGAAATGCGCGGGCTCGAAGTTCGCCGGGTCCTCCTGCAGGTCCGGTCGCTTGCTCACGGGCACGCGGTGGTCCAGTGTCAGCGAGTCGGCGGTCGTGCCGGGGTCTGCCGAGTAGTCGATGGGCTGACCGCACAGCCAGCACACCGGGCGCTCGGCCTGGCACCTGGCGAAGAACTCCGCCTTGAGCCTGTGGAACCTTCGCGTCTGCACGCGACCCGCGCTGTTTCCTCCCATTGCCTGCGTCCCTTCTCCCGTTACTTCTCTGTGCCAATAGTCGGCGCGCCGTCCCCCGAATCGAAGCCGATGCACTCGACGCGGACGTAGATTCCCTGCGGGTCCGACCATCCCTTGGTCAGGTCGTGCGAGCAGATGAGTGAGTCGTCCCTGATCACCCCGCATCTGGTCAGGCAGTCCTCGAGCGTCTTCAGCAGGTTGCTGGTGTCCGGCTTCGTGAGGTGCGGCTCGCCCTGCCGGTGGTTGCCGGTCACGTGGAAGCACCACGTCACGTGCAGCCTGAGCGCACCGCCCAAGGGCTCATCGGGCACGCCGGCGGCGATGATGCGGGCGATGATCCTGTCCTCGGCCTCCTTCAGCTCGTCCGACTTGCGGATGCTAGGCTTGCCCTTGCGCATGAACGGCTCGAGGGCGTTGTGGGTGACGGTGGGCACGGGCATGGCGAGAAACGCCGACCACTCCCCTGCCATCAGCACAGCCCCCTGATCTGCGCGAGCACGGCGAGGCAGCCCCACAGGATGAGCAGCAGCCCGAGCGCGACCAATGCCAGCGCGACCAGATAGCCGACGAATGTCCATGGGTCGAATTTCATAACGAACCCCTCTCGTTTGATTCAGTTGTCGAAAAATTTGAAAAGCGGAATTCCCGTTTACAACTCGTGGGGTTGTGTGTAGACCGTTAGCCACCCGCGTACGAGTGCGGGCGCGGCTTTAGCCCGCACGCACGTGTCTACACTCAGCCCCTTGGGTTGTAGGGTAGTAAACCCCTATTACGTAGTAATAGGTTTACCACCCTACTTTTACTACCTAGTAAACCTGTAATTTCAAGGCTTTACACCCCGTGGGTCATTTAATTTATGGCCTACTCCGAAAGGTCAATTTCACCGTCGAAATCAAGCGCCTGGTTGCTCTTGTCGTAAAGCAGGTCGGTATCCTTCTTCACTCGGAATGGGCTCCACTTTGCCTTCTCGCTAGTTGCGTATGTCAGCGCGTTCATGTTGAACGGTTTGCCCCTGAACTCGACCTCACCGATGCGCTCGAGCACGTTGACCCTTGTCGGTTCGACCCCGTCCTCGGCGCACTGCTCCATTGCCTCACGAATCAGGCTCACCTTCTGCTGTTGCTCCGACTTGAAGGCCTTCTGGGATGCTTCCCTGCCCTTGGAGCGGCTAGCCCTCGGGTCGTATTCGCCCTCGCATTTCAGGTCCGCCAAGGCACCCGTCTCATCCGGTAAATGAACGGGATACTCGAACCACAGGTTCTTGGGTTTGAAGCTGCGGAACTCGCGAAGCGTGCCCTCGATGCGCCATGCCGCCCATCCGCGCGATGATTCCCGCAAGCTCTCGTGGATGGATTCAAGCTCGCGGCGCAGCTCGATGGGCGCGCCGTTGGCGGGCTCGTTCGCCCACTTCTGCAGATCGTCCGCCGAGTCGATGCCGACGAACTTCTCATCGGAGCGCCATTCCGGCAAAAACTTGTCGAAAGCAGCCCAGATAGCGTGCTGCCTGCGCCAGTCGTAGTGCGCCTTGGTGCACTCCTCGGTCAGCTCGAGCGCGGTCATGTCCAGCAGCGCATCGGGGTCTCGCGCAAAAACGCCCGAGCCCGATGCGCGGTCCATGGAGCGCTTCTGTCCCTGCAGGCCCTTGGAATGGTGGTGGCAGTAGATGACGGCGCACCCGACCTGCTGGGCGACCTTGTCGAACTGGTTGCAAAACGCAGCCATCTGGTCGGCGCTGTTCTCGTCTCCCGTGATGACCTTGTAGATGGGGTCGATCACCACGGCGATTGGGCGCGTCTTGAGCGCCCGGCGGATGAGCGACGGGGCCAGCCTGTCCATCGGCACGGAGCGCCCTCGCAGGTTCCAGATATCGATGTTCTTGATATTCTTCGGCTCGTAGCCGAGCGCCATGTACACGTCCTTGAAACGATGGAGGCAGCTCGCGGAATCCAGCTCGAGGTTGACGTAGAGCACCCTGCCCTGCGCGCATCCCCAACCGAACCAGGGCTTTCCCTCGGCGAGCGACACGCACAGCTCGATGAGCGCGAACGACTTTCCCGCCTTGGAGGGGCCTGCCAAAAGCATCTTGTGGCCTTGGCGCAGCACCCCGTCGATGAGCGGCGGCGCGAGCTCGGGCATGTTCCCCCATTCGGATGCCAAGTTCTCGGGGTCTGGCAGGTCGTCGGTGGTCTCCTGCATCCAGTCCCACCACTCTGACCATGATGCCTTTCCGCACGGGCCGCTCACGAGGCGCTGCCGCTCGCCCGAGCGCATGGCACCGGGCATCCTCGACAGGCGGCTCGGGTTCTTGTTCTGGGTGTCGGGGTCGAGTCCGTTCTTCCTACAAACGTCGTACAGGCGCATGACGCGGTCGCGGTACTCGCTGTAGTCGCGTGCGTCGACCTTCACCACGGCGTGCAGGCTCTTCCTGCCCGAGTCGACGATTGCGGCGCACGGAAGCTGAAGCTCCTGCATGAGCGCCAGCTGCTTCTCCTTGGGAAGCGTGTCGGATTCGACCAGCGCGTACTTGAACTCTGAGACGTTGGCGTTGCCCACGCCCTTGCCGTCGAGCGGGTTGATTCGGATCCATGCGCCGGCGCGGTCGTCGTATGAACCGAGCGCCTGCTCGATTGAGCCGTATTTCTTCAGCTCGCGCATCATCTCGCCGGCGGTGCGCGAGTAGCAGCCTTTTGATTTCGGCAACCACTTGCCCTCGCGGTCCCAGCTCTCGCACACGTAGCCGACCACGTCGTCCTCGTCGAACAGGTGGCCGAGGTACTCGACAAGCTCCTCGGGGCCGGTCTTGTCGGTCTCGGGCAGTTCCACCGGCTCCACCCACGACGGGTCGATGAGTGCGGTCGAGATCTCGCCGTCCCACGACAGCGCCTCGCCCATTCCCTGGGAAGCACGCGGCGGCACCCATCCGCGCTCAGTCGCCATCTTGGCGAGCGTGCCCGACTTCACCCTGGTCTGCCCCGAGCCGAAGCCCCGCCATTTTCGCTCGCACTCGCCCTCGTGGTACCTCGATGCGTCCCTGCGGCTCCACTCGTCCCACGCATCGAGCGGAAGCCCGCTCTCGTGGAGCGCCATGCCGACGTCAAGCCATTCCTGGTAGTTGAGTGTGGACGGGTCGATCGCCGAGAGCGCGTCCAGAAGGTCGCTATGGTCTTCCATCAGCTCTTCTCCTTTCTGTATTTCTTCTTGCGACACTTTGGACAGTACTTCCCCCGTGCGCTCAGCTTCTCGAACGTCGCGCCGCACCTCTGGCACACGGCGATGCCGTAGCTGCGCCGCGCCTTGCGCCCCGAGTCCAGGCACTCGCGGCAGGTGCGCTGCGCCCTGTACTGCGGCCTGTACGTCTTGCCGCAGCACGGGCACTTGCGCGGCCTCAGCTCGGCGGTCACGATCGCCTCGTTCAGCTTCGCCATGGCGACGGCTGTGCGCAGCGACTCGGCATCGTGGTAGGGAATGTTGTGCCTGTTGATATAGAGCCGCTGCGCCTGCGTGACCATCACGAGGTTCTCGGGGTCGAAGTTCGTCATGTCGCGGTCTCCGAACATGACGCTCTCGCCCTTTTCCAGCTTTCGACCGTTGACCTGCTCCCAGATGAGCCGGTGCTTCGGCTTCCACCATCCGTGTGCGCAGTCGTCGGCATCTTCCTTGGGCACCTTCACCTCGATATAGCCGTCCCTGCTCACACGCTCTGTGCCGATTGGGCACTCGTTGTGGACTTCATCGCCCTTCTTGAACTGGCAGCGCCTGATGTTCGCCAGTTTCGCCTCGTCCTTGACGTAGTCGGTCAGCTTCTTGCCCTTGTTGGGAGGAACTGTTCCCGGCGCGAACCTGCCTCCATATGTGCCCTGCTTCAGGCCCAGCGTCGCCTCGCGGTCTTTGAGCTGGGTAACCCTCAACCTTATATCGAACCTTTTATCGAACTCGTCGATGATCTCACCCTGGCTGTGGCCGGGGACGAATTCCCGCAGGAACTCGTCAAACTCCGGATGCTCCAGCCAGCGGACGGTGGCGCTCATCAGCCTCACGCCGTGCCTGGACGTGTAGCTCTGCGCGGTCTGGCGCTTCGGCTGGTAGCCGAAAGCGCACTCGAACGAGGCGAGAAGATCGTCCCATGAGCAGAATCGCGGGGCCATGTCGAGAAGCCACGCATGTTCCGCCTTCGTCATGACCCTGCTCATCGTTCTTACGACTTCAACATCGCGGGGACGCTCGCGAGCTTCGCGCCGACCATCTCGGAGCGCGCGCGGATGATGCCGACGGCTGTGTTCGCGTTCTCGATGGCACGTGCACCCACATCGGAGACGGCCTTCGCGCGGTTGATCTCGCGCTCGATCGCCTCGTCGTCGCCGTTGATGTCGAGCGACATCAGGTTGTCCAGCTCCTCGAAGAAGATGCCCTGCAGTGCGCTCAAGTCGGTCGAGCGCACGGTCTCGTGTCCTGCCATTTCTCTTGTCCTTTCCCTCTCTTTTGCGAGCTCGTCGCTCACCTCTTGCTTGATTTGCTCGAATTCCTCGCGCTTTCGCTGTTTCCACTGGGCGCTTCTCTGCCTGTTTGCCTTCAGGTACCGCTCGTACGCCGCGGGGTCGCTCTTGAGCTTTGCGTACTTCTTGAGGTGCCTTTGGTGCACTCGCTCCTTCTGTACCTCGAGGTAGTGCTCGGTCATCTCGTGCTCGGATTGGCTCATCTCGTCCGCATGCTCGCGGAGATATTTCTTCGAGTGCGTGCGACCGAACTCTTTCGCTCGCGCACGTACTTTCTCCTTCGCAGCCTCGACCTCCGCGACGGTGCGGTAGTTGACCTCCCTGAAGGGCATCTCGCGACCGCACCTCTCACACCTGTACATGCCAGATGCGATCCTTACAGCCGAATGCTCATCGCAGTGGGGGCAGACATCGCGCCTGCAGTTAGCTTTCATCGGTCTTCAACGCTCTTGCCGGCGATAATGCGGTCTGCCTTCATCTGGGACTTTACGCACGGCTCGATCTCCTTGCGCAGCTTGTGCAGGCAGTCGATTGCCTTGTCGATGTCCTTGAGCGTCGCGCCCTTGACCGCGCACCTCCATAGGTACTTGAAAGCGCAGCACCACCACCAGATGGACATCGTGCCGCACAGCGCTAAGGCGGCAGGCCACATAGCGAGCGCCGACTTCATGGCACGGGAACATGTGATGTATCCATCGCCCCTGTAGTGCTCGGGACAGCCGGCATCCCTCGTCAGCGTAATCTCTTTCTCAGTCATGTCGACTCCCATCACCTGGCACATCAGCAATCCTCCCGTGGCGGCAGTCCGATATACGCGGCGATGCTCGCAACGTTTTTCTCGTACTCGGCTACCTCTTCGTCCGACAGGTTGGGGCCGACGAAATTCCACAGCATCGCGCCGAACCCCTCTAGGAAACCGACGGCGCGAATGGCGTTGCGGCGCTCTTCGGCATTGTTTTCAACATGCGGTGCTGGAAGCGTGATGTATGGTTCCGTTAATAAAGCCCGATTTGTTTTTCTATCCGCAATCCACTGGTACACATCGGGGTGATCACTCATCGCTCTACCTCCTTCGGTTCCCAGAAATTGCACCTGTTCCATGGCTGGCACTCGTGCGGCAGGTTGTGCCAGCACGTCAGGTACTTGACCTCGACCACAGAGCTTTTGGTCGTGTGCGGGTTCTTTGCGAACCTGCACGTGGCGCAGCGCTTTCCAACCTGATCTGTCATCACATCGCCCCCGTGCTGCCGTAGCCGTCCTCGCCGCGCGAGCTTTCCGGCAGGCTGTCACTAGTCATGAACGCGGCGTTTACGAACGGCAGGAACACCAGCTGGGCGATTCGTTCAAGCGGGTAGACCGTGTAGGGCTCATCGCTCAGGTTCACCAGCTTGCAGCGAATCTCGCCGCGATAGCCCGGGTCGATGATTCCCGACGCGTTGGCGAGCGTGATACCGTGGTTGCAGCTGAGCCCCGAGCGCGGTGCCTGGAGCGCGAACATGCCCTCCGGCATCGCCAGATGAACTCCCGTACCGACCCACACCGATTTCCAAGGCTCGATGGTGATTGGGTTGGGGATGTTCGCTTTGAGATCGCATCCGGCATCCTCCACACCGTGGGCGTAGATTGGTTTTAGCTTGGGGCCGTCAAACTGGGCTTGGATTACTTGAATGTTGGATGAGAACTTCATTTAATCCTCCTCGCTTACGACGATGCCGCCTTGGATAATCACGCGCTTGCCTTGGGCATCGTCAAAGAAAACCTCTTGATCGTTCGATTCAATGTCAAACTTGCCGTGCCAGCTCTTGATCTCCTTGCCCGTGTTGTCGTAGAGCGTGACCGTGCGGTTGATTCCACCGCTGAAATCGCTGCTCACGCTCTTGACCGAACGGCTGCACGATGAGCAGCCAGCCAGACCGCACACCGTGACGATAGCCACGACGGATACGACGAGGGCCGCGACGAACGCGACCCTTCGCTTGGTTATATTCATTTGTTGGATTCCTTTCTATTGAGGGAAATAATTGTTCCGGCCTTTCCAGCTAGAGGTATCTCACCTTTATCCCGAGGTGCTCGCAGATGGTCTCGAATGCCTCTTGCGGTCCCATACCGCAGACGGTATCGACTTCGCTCCAACTGGTCACGCAGTCCTTCTTGCCGTTGTAGCGGAAGGCCATGCACTCGGAATCCAGCCTGAGAGACCCCCAGTCGTACCACATCGTCCAATCGACGTAGTCGATGTAATAGCCCATCTTGTGCTCATCCAGCAGATACCAGGTGGTGTGCCTGCCGATATTGTTTGTCCAGACGCTCTTCTGCGTCAGCTTGTAGACGTCACTCATTTTTCGGCCGCACTCTCTTGCCGCATTTGGGGCAGAAGTTCCACTCGCCGCTCACGTGGTAGTGCTCCTCGTCCTCGACTCTGCATCCGCAAACGGAGCACTCGAAGCCGTTGTCGCATGCGCCACATTCGCTTTCGTCGTAGACGTTGTAGCAGACGCCGCGGTCGATGAGGTCTGCGATGCGCCTCATCACGCCGCGCCAGCTGGCGTCCTCAGCCTCGGTGATTCTGGCGAGTGCCTTCTGCAGGCTCTCGCCGCCGAGCGAGTCGTTGGCGGTGCGCCTCAGTCTCGATGCGATCTCGTTCAGCTCTTCGGTAGTCATCGCTTGACCTCCTCTCCGCATTTCGGGCAATGAACCGGTTCGTAAGCCAGCATGTCTCCGAAGCCGATGTACTCCCAGAGCTGCCCGTGCCATCCGCAGCTTGAGCAGTGGAAGTAGCCGTCAGCCATCCGCTTGCCAGGAATAAACGGGTCTTGCTTGTGTTCAACAAGGTCGCGGCACATCGGACGGTCGATTAAGTCGGCAAGAGCTCCCCAGTAATTCGCGTCACAGCTATCCAGTTGGCACAAAACCCATTTATCGCCGAACAATCTCACGCTGAGTGCCTTGCACTTATCACAGCTTTCGAATCCCTCGCAACAGCTGCGCAGGCGCAATTCTTTAGCTATCTCACGCAACTCTTTGTCGGTAATCATTCGTCCACCTTCTCCACGAGGTCGCGCGGATCCATCCGCATCGCGTCGGCAAGCGCGAACAGGTTACCCACGCGCATGTCACGCTGGAATCGGATAAGGGCGCTGAGCGCACTGGGCGTGATACCCGCCATCTGTGCCAACTGTTTCTGCGTAAGGTCATGGTCGGCTAGGTAGCGCTTGATTGCCTTTTTGCTGACCTTGTATTTGGTCGATGCCTTGGCTGTCATTTCACCCTCCTGTTCCACGCTTCTGCCGCCAGCTCTTCACTTAATGCCTGTGGCCCTTTTGTCTTGCAGTTCCAGCAATAGAAGCCGTATCTTTTTTCATCGCTGCCGGGCTTTGCATACCAAACCGGAATCAAAACTTCGTTCATTAGTCCTCCCTCGTAAGTTTGCGACCGCAAATCGGACAGTAGAAAATACGGCGCGATTGGAAGTTGTACATGAGGACGCTATACGGATACTCGTTGCAGCGGATAACAGGCTCACCGACACCTTTCCAG